ATAGTGCGCAGAAAAAATCACCAAAGAACCGGAGGATTCTTCGATGATTTTTAGTTATTTTGCACAAACCAATTTATGCATATTGACTGTATAAGAATGAAATATTTATGCATATGTGACATAAATTTTGCACAACTCAATTTGTACATATTGCCGATATATTGATAATATATTTATGAATATTTAACAGAATTTTAATCGTATCTTTATTCATTGGTTTTAATAATTATTGGCTTGTTTTTACTAAGTACAAGTCACTGTTGCAGCATCTTAAAATCCATCCAGCACTAATAGATGTAAGTGTGTCAGAAAATTCTACTTCTATATAATTGTCTACGCAGTGTAGATATCCAAAAAGATTAGCTCTTGGCGAAGTGCTAAAGAAATAAACAGGAATATTTTGTTCTTCATCAAAAGCCCACCCTGCGGGTAAACTCCATAATGATACTTGAGTTAAAGGAGTAGTAGAATTTGATATTGAAAACGGCACATAAAATTTTGCTTTGAATGTTACTCCTCTGTACTGTTCTAATTGTAAAGTCAAATTTTGAATGCCTAAATTAGGCGCAAGCGAATCAAGTGTTATAGTTTGATTATCCAATGCTGGGCTGTAGCTGCTTAGTTTCCATGCCGTTGCTTGTGATCCATTATTGTTTTTTGTTCTTGTGAACATTTTTCCATCATCTTTATCTATTACTAATTGTGTATAAGTTTCTATAGAACTACCACCATCTGTCATTACCTGTAGCATCACGTACGCGTTAGTCGCTTCGGTTGGCATTCCAACAGGTGACGAATCATAATCAAACGAAAATATTCCAACTGAATTATTTGTATTTAGGCTTAAATTTGGACTTCTGGCTATAGGCCCTAAGACAGTAAAAGTATTACCCGATTTAGAAATGCTGGCCCCATTTCTTGCTTCAAATATAATACTGCCTTTAGTACCATTTATGTCTGTTACGCCATTGTAATACCATTCAGTTGCCGTACTTCCATCAGCATTACTTAGCCGTCTATAAATGGAATAATCAAAGCAAACAGCATATTGTGCATAGATATATTCATTTGATTTATAATCTACAGTTATTACATACATTACGCTTTTATTTTGCGGTGTATTTGTAAATGCGTAATTGCCAGCCGCTGTTATTCCTGGACGTAATGTCCCGTTTATAGATGTATTTTGACTAAGAACATAGTATTGCCCGCTAACGTGAATAACCTTTGGTGTAGTTGTAATTTTTACGCCTTGGTCTCCATTTATTGTAAGTGCCCCTGTTAACGAATTAATACTGGAAACACCAGAAGTTCCACCACCGCCGTAATTAAGTTCAAGCCAGTTTGTTAAAGCATTTTCACGCCTATATGCTGTTCCGTCTGCATTATATACGATTTGCTTTTTTCCAGTGCCAACTTTATACACCAGCATATAAAGCCAGCCTGTTTTGCTTGGTAATCCCTTATAAGACGAAGTATATTGTATATTGGCTGACAAAGAATATATCCCTACCTCTGTCGCATTATCTAGGTTAGTATCACTAGGGACATCAAGCATAGACCCGTTAACTGTAATAGTATTACTGCCAGTAACTACACTGTTACCTTTTGATCCATTGACAGTTATATTGTTTACAAGGCTATTAATAGTCTTAACAACATTTCCAATCTGATCTACGGTCACATTATGAGGATTATTTTTATTTTGTATATGCGCATTAATTTTAGCATTAATAGCATCTTCGCCATCAATTCTATCGCCAATTTCTTCGTCAAGCGAATTTCGTAATGCAGTATCGGCTTGTTCTCTAGCAGTTTTTTCAGCATTTATGCTCTTTTGCAAATTTGTGTCAGCCTGTTGTCTGGCTGTAGTTTCAGCGGTTATTCTTTCACCAAGCGCAGTATCGGCTTGTTCTCTAGCAGTTTTTTCAGCATTTATGCTCTTTTGCAAATTTGTGTCAGCCTGTTGTCTGGCTGTAGTTTCAGCGGTTATTCTTTCACCAAGCGCAGTATCGGCTTGTTCTCTAGCAGTTTTTTCAGCATTAATATTATTTTGCAGAGTAGTATCCGCATTTTCTCTAGCAGTTTTTTCAGCATTAATATTATTTTGCAGAGTAGTATCCGCTTGTTGTCTAGCAGTGGACTCATTGTCAATATTATCTTGCAATTGCTGTTCTGCTTGTTTTGCGCGATTTGTTTCCGCCACAATCTCATTATGAAGCCCGTCGGATTCTTCTTCTATTTTATTGTATACAGCTTCAAAAAGTTCTTGATGCGCGTTAGGGTCTGCATTATGCATTTCGGTATAAAGATCATTATACTTTATACTGTTACCAACTATATTGCCGTTTAAGATATCGAATACATAAAGAGACGTGCAATTTTTAGGCATGTATTCTGTAGAAAGGAACAGAAGATCATTAGACTGTACAGGAGGTTTTCCGGCTTCTGTATTTGCAGCATCGTTAAATACGTTAATGTAGTAGGTTCCGTCTTTCATGCCATTAATTACAAATTCTTTATCCACTTGCAATGGCGTGTAATTTTGGAACAAAATCCCTTTAATAGAAATAGAAGTCGTGGTATATTCAGTTTTTAGACTAATTAAATACGGAACGGTCAAATATTGATTTTCAAGTATTTTGTTAACAGTCCATACAATTTTTGCTTGCATCTCGTCGAAAGTTAAAGCTGTATCAAGAGTTGCCGGAATCACAGTATTCCAATAGAAAGGAAGTTTAGGCGGCATACGGTCATACATAATAGATCACTCCTATTCACAATAAATAAAAAGGGATTTTATTTCAACGCTTTCCATAATCATAGCGTCTACGTTGATAATTAATTCTCTATATTTTCTGATTAAATCTTGGTATGTCCATTGTCCTGTTGAACCCTTTTTAGTAAGCGCATAATGTTCAAGTTGTTTTTCTAATCCGGTATCTTCTGTGGTTCGTGTATTAGTCGTAGTTTCATCAGTATTATCGCCAATAGTTTCCGTAGTATCCCTTTTATCTGTTAAGTTATATGTCACTGTTTCTTCGCCTGTGCTGGTCTTGTTCTCTGTGTCAGTAAGATTATTTGTTACAGTCTCATTAGAATTAATATTTCTTTGATTCGTAGCATAATCGCCTGTAGTTGATTTAGCCGCTTGTGGAAATTCATAGTAAGTATCTGTACTATTGCCATCTGTTGATACTGTGCCTGCATGGGTTATATTATCATTCATAGTATCATTTTTATCGGTTTTTTCTGTGCCGCTTTTTGTTAGAGTGTCTGTTCCGCTATTGTTGCCTGTTCTTTCAATGTTCCTGGTTCCGTTGTCATTTTCAGTAATATTTTTATTTCGGTTAATGTCATTACTTCTATCGAATATTTCTTCTATTTCCATATTTGTTAAAGGATCATAGTCTAGCAACTGTGATTTGAAATATTCGTTATAATACGGCATGATATAATTAAGAGTATCTTCAAGCTTTAGCATAAAAAGCGCAGGAGTTTCAAAGCCAAGTCTTGCATCTATGAATCGGCGTGTAAATTTTAATTGAAATTCTTCTTTTTTATCGTTATCATAGAAAGGGTAATCAAATGAAAAAATTTTATTGTTTGCATATTTTATTTTATCATTCCAATTAGAAGATGGATTTGGATTGTCTTGATTAAGGATTTTCACCAAATCCATCATCATCATTGTTATCGGCATCTTCTACACTCCTTTCTATAAGTTCATCATCGAGGGCATGGCCTAAAAGTCCGTTACCATAATCGGTGATAAGTCTGAATTGTACGTCAATATCCCATCCATATTTTCTATTGATTTCTTCGCATGCTGCTTTTCTGGCGTTTAGCATTGTAAACCTAGACATTTCAATTTGTTGAATGTTTCCATCTGCTTCTGCACTTACCAGTCTTTCCCGTTTATCGCTATATACATTTCGTATGCCTAAGAATGCCATAGCGTCGTCCCATACTTGCTTTTTATATTGCTCTACTTGTGGCACAAGAAATGGTACGTTTAGATTAATGGCCTCAAACTGAGAACTTAAATCCATGTTATCTGTATCAATAATAACGGGTGAATTTCCGGTAAATTTTGCATATGCATTTTCAAGGGTAAGTTTCTGGTTTCTATTTTGTGCTTTCATAATCACAGGGGTTTTACTTGTATTAAAATTAACTTCAATAAACGCTTCTGCTTTTGCCATCCTAGCCGCATAAGTCTCAAGATAAAAGGCTGTAGGCTGACGAAGATAATTGTTATAACACAATACACAATCTTCTCTAGCCACCTGTTTAGAAAATCCGTTTACAGCAATTAGCGTTAAACGTTTAGGCTCATAGTAAATATCAAAGGGCCCTTGCAGTAAAGACCGCATAAATACTGGTGTATCTAACAATTTATAGAAAGAGCCAAAACCCTCAAGGCATAAAGTACGTTCTATAAATTTTTCAGGAATTTCATACGGCAGGTTTATCCATTCAAACATACTGACCGCATAATTTATCATCATGTAATAGTAATGAGAAAAATATGCTCTTTCAACTTCATTGCTAAGACTGGCATACGGCCCGCTTACTGTAACCGGATATTGAAGTCCATCAGGCCCTTTAATAGCTGTTATTCCGGTATATCTGTTTTTAGCTTTTGACATTTTTATCACCTTCTTTATACTATAGGATTAACGCCATTTCTGTAGTTACCCACGTCAGTTGTGTTCCATACAGTAACACCGTTCTGGAACATTTCAGTAATAGATTTTATTCCCTCTCCCGGTACGTTTCCAAATACGTTACAAACGGGAAGTTTATAGTAATTGTAATATTGCCGTGTTCTAAATGCTGGTGTTCCGACTCTATTGACTTTGTAGCCGTACATTGTAAAAAAGTTATCTATCATTGCATATATTTCCGCTTTTAGAATCGACTTATAAAACGTGAACCCCATTCTACCTGCGCACGTATTAGCAGTATTTGCAATATTTCCTCTCATATTATCTGGCACAACTTGCATTGCTTTATCCCTAGCTACTAAAGACGCAATTTCAAAAAATCCTCCCACAATTCCAGAGGCCATATATGCCCCATTACCTCCAGCAAGCCCTGGTATAATGGCGTTTGTTACAGCGCTTGCAGTAGCCACATTCATGGACGCGCTATGCCCAGCTAGCCAATTATTATAAAAATTAGAGTTTAAAGCGGATTTAGGAAATTTGTTTAAAGACAGCGTATTGCTTTTAGGGGCATTTGCTCCATACCCGCTATTTACAATACAGAATAGGGATGAATCAGGTGCTATGTTTGCAGTAAATCTAAATTGAACCGTAGGATTACTATTTGTTGGTGTTGTGCCAGTAATATATTCTCTGTACATAATATTTTGATTGCCTTGATTGTTGTCTATGATATAGTAATAATAAGGATATGTATATAGTTTATTGTTTTTAGGAGTATAGCTTCCAATATTGTCATTAAATTGAAAATTGTAATCTACTTGTGATCCAGAAGATTTTATTATATTATTAATTCCACTTGTAAATAAATAGAACCCCAAATTGGGAGAGTATGTTCCTTTGTCTGTATCCGGGTCTCCCACAGCTAAAAACATATCACTGGATGCGCCATCAAAAGCTAAATATGGAACAGAAAAACAAGCATATGCCGCGTCTCCTTTTCCTATATCAGTTGAATTAATGTATTTAAGAAATCTAGCTAGTCTTTGAGTAATTGTGTTAATGTCATATGTTTCGTTTGACTTTAAAGGCACCCACAACGAAGATGGTTGAGGAACCATATTTATTGTATTGCAATGAGTGCCTAAATTTATTGCCTCATAAGGTTCATATGAGACAAACTCGCTCATTAATACAACTGGAACAATTTGAGCATTTCCGTTCGGCATAGTGTACGGCATATTTGAAGTGGGCAATTCAGTAATTATATTTTCTCCGGTGTAAAGCCCTTCGTCAATCGTATGTTTTCCTATTGTATCATCTGTTACGTGTTCTCTTTCGATGAAACAGTTTTTCCATTGCAAATCAAATTGATATGTTGTCCAATAATCTATTTGAAATGTAATAGCGCACGTGTTAGGATTTATATATCTTACTTCCATAATGAAAGCATAAAACCAACGGTTTTCGTTGTTGAATCTAAGATAATTGCAGTTAGCTATAACATCATCATAGTTAGCATTTACCTTGTATTCGTCTTGTTCTTTCATGTATTGGATATTTGTTTCTGCCATGAATACTTTTCCGTTGAAATAAGATTCACGTGCAGCGGCATTTACAAAGCTTATTACATTATCGTCGTTCGGTTTTAGTGGTACTTGTGAAAGCAAATCTGCTTTTGTTATAACTGGATAAGGCATATACATTACTCCTTTTAATGTAAGCCCGTTCACCCCTTTGGATGATAAAGAAGTGAACGGGCTTTTAACATTACGCAGTTATTTTTACAGTAGCGGTGCCGTTGATAGAATCGTCATAGGTAGAAGTTGCGGTAACAGTGATTCCAGGTGTATTAGCGGGTTCTTTGCTGCTGATAAACAGCCTTCCGCCTTTGTCGATATAGGTACCACTGGAAGCTTCACCGCTGATAGACCAATTAACCGACTGAGGCACATAATTAGATGCAGTACCAGTTACTTTAGCAGTCATATCGGTATAGGTTCCAGCAGCTACAGACGCAGCACCGGTAACGGTAATACCGGTTACAGAAGCGGAGTTGGAGATAAATACAACAGCGTTTGCAAATCGAGAGGTAGAATAGATTCCCTGATGGTGCAAGTACATATTGTCATATAGACCCATAGGGTTTCTAACCGCTTCGGTTCCGAAATAGGTATCATACTGAATAAACCACTCACGGTCAAAAAGCACACCCACAATATTATCCGTATTCGGCCCGAAGTTGTCCACTACCAAATGCCGGGCGGTGAAATCTGCTTTGCTCATATTGAAAGCTTGTGCCAATGCGTTCACATCGATTGCCGCTTCCACCGCAGGTGTGATAACTAAAACCTGATCTTCCGGTGCAACAGTACGCATTACTCCCATTGCATTAAACCGTCTGGACGGAATATCCAAAGAAAGAACATTAGAACGAACAGCGGTTAGCATGGTTTTTGCACTGGTTTCATCCACAACAGCGTCTACTTCCACGGGATAAAAAAGACCTGCATTAAAGTAATTAGCAATCAGTGACTTCATGATGATAAACTCGTCAACTTCATCACTGTTATACAATGCCTGTACAATAGATTCAATCAACCTGGAAAGTCCGCCTTCGTTATAAACCGCACGTTGCAGCATGGCCCTAGAAATTGTCTGGCGGTACACGTCTTGCCGATTAATGACATGGTAGATACTGGAAGTATTCGGAATAGTGCGTTTATAAAGTTCAGATTCCGCAAGTTCCGGATCAAACGCCATTGCGTCAGTAATGTCAGTAAAAACTTCCTCAACGGAATATCCGAATGGAATAGGACCACGCTTAAACTCACCAAGCCTGTTTCGGAGTACGTTATTATGAACATACATAAACGCAAACTTATTTACCAAGGAGTGCAAAAATTCATTATAAAATACCTGGTAATTAAGAATAGCGTTTCCGGTAGCTTGCAAATTATCACGTGTCGCGAGGGGAACGCGGGATTGATATTCTTGAGAAGCATCCGCCCATACAGCATTCAAAATTTGCGCATTGCTAAGATTATTAACCGCATTCAACGGCGCAGGCTTATTGCTATTTGACATTTTAATTTCCACCTTTCAAAAGTTCATCAATCGTTTCAATATGCGGTGCAGGAGGTTCAGGCTTTACAGGCGCATCTTGCGGCACAAATGAATTGATAGCGTCAAATACTTCCTTCCTGAAACTCTTGTCATGCTCCTGCATGATTGTTTCAATATCAGGAATTTGCCTTGATTCTAAATCTGTCGATAATTTTGCTAGCGCGCTTTTAAGTGTTTCATTTTCTGATTTTAATTCGTTAATTGCTTCTTCAATCTCCGTCTGTTTCATCATTCCCATTTTCATCTTCTCCCTTACCTTTTATTTCGTGTAAGGCATCGATGATTTTTGACGGAATAGGTAGGCCGCTTGCGGAAATGTTCTCTAACACTGAAATACCTTCATTCGCTATATAGAAGAATATAACCGCTGTTCTCAAAGCAGCCGATTCCGCAAAAATCATTGTGTCTATCACGTTCGCTAGACCAACCATTAATATAATGAATACTTTTTTAGCCAATCCAGTAAATGAAACCTTACTGCTTAGTTTTTTGTGAATGCAAGCGTTAATGATTCCTGTAATGATGTCGATTGCCATAAAGCATAGCAATCCAATCAGCAATCCGTTTATAGGGCCAATGAAAAAACCCACCGCCGCACCAATACCAGCCGCTATTCCCTCCATGATCGTTTCCACCTTCATCTTTCGGCCTCCTATAATAATGATTAATACCTATTTATATTATATACCTTTGGAAGCTTTTTGTCAATGATCATTAGGGCTTCATTTTGAAAGAAGTGGGCTCCAGCACTACGCCTCCATAGCATCGGACAGGTTTTAGCTTGACATTTTCTATCTCATAACCAAGATCAAATTCTTCATATGAGATCAATGACTTTATGTTATCTGTCATACCCGCGCATTTTTTAACGTATGTATAATAAGCTTCTTCTCCTTCCGTGAATTTTAGCTCTGCCTGTTCCTGTGGCGTGAGTCCTGACATTTTCTTTACGTAATCTTCATAACTTTGAGTTCCTTTCTTGTACGCGATTTCTTCAATGTAACATTTTTGCCTGATATATTTTGCTCTGTCAAACGAATATTCGTGCTTCCATGCGCCTAGTTTTTTGCTGTCAACTTCTATGTATTTAGAGATTTCTTCAACGCTTATACCTATTACGTGAATGCTGTCCGTATCCATATAGCAAAAATGCGAATCTGGTTTAGAACCTCCCACGGATTGAGCAGAGCGTATAACGCTGTCCCGTCCATAAGAAGTTATAAATGATGCAACGGCTGTGTAAACTGGATCTTTTGTTTCATCTTCTGAAAGTTTATAGCACACAATTCCTTCCTCATTTAAGTACGGAATTTTTGACCGTATATGAGTTCTTGATGCCGTTTTTCCGTAGAATGCGTTTAGCATTAATTTGGCTATTTGCCTTTTCGCGCCTGTTGAATTCTTTTTCATTTCATACCAACGGTTTACATAATCATCAAAAATACCGATTGCGCTTTTAAATTTGTAACCATATAACCATCTGATATTATACACTTCATAATGATCGAAAAATAATTGCAGATCAACGCTTGTAAGATATAACACGGTTTGTTCTATACTTTCTGCTATGTATTCATTTTGCTTGTATAGTTCATGCCGCTTTATTTGTATGGTTGGTAAAAATCCTTCTTTAACTTTAAATTCACAAGCCAAAGCCTGTATAAATAACGGATACTGTTCATCTTTTTGGTACTTTCCTTGAAAAAATAATGGCATACCCCACGGCATAGGCATAGTCATAGCCCAAGGATACATAGAATTTTTATCAAATGAATGTCCATTATATACTTCTACCCCAGCCCTTAATGGATGAACCATTACAGCCCCGCCTTTATAGCTTTTACGGATTTCATCGTCCATTGCTATATCCAACACAGGGAAATAATGATGCCAGCCTTTTTCAGTTAGAATGTGTTTACAATATTTTAGACCATCACTACTCATTGTCATTGCTGATAGGCCCTGCTCAAACTGCATTTTTAGCGCCTTAGCTACGATTATAACATCATTTGTTACATATTCTAATTCTTGTTTTGTTGGCTTATATCCCCGTGGCCTCAAAATGCTGTGATCTATTTCACCTTTTGATTCTTCTAACTGGAATGCCTTGGCGATATCTTTTACTTTAAACGGTAATTTTTTATATGAATCTAAAAACGTTATTTTTGATACATGTTTGTTCTTTTTGCTGAATACGCATTCAATCATATAAAATATGCCCATGTCACTGATTAATGTTCTAAACTCATGTTCATCCGGCTTTTCAGCGTATTGAAATTTTAATACATTTAAAATATATGATAGCAGGAATTCGCCATCAAATTTTAAGTTGTGAAAATATATCGTGTATTGTCCGTTTTTAAATGTATCGAAAAATTCTTCTATTGTCTCCCCATACCAAACCCTTTTTAAATTATCGATATCCACTGCGCACCACAGCCAAACCCTGCAATCATCACGCTTTGGCGTGGTTTCAAAGTCTGCCATTATATGAATCATAATAGCGCCGCCTTTTGTTTTTATTGCGCTATCTTCCAGACATTACTATTGAATATGCGTTTGCTACATTATTAAATATGTCTATTACACTTTCAAAAAATTCCATACTATCCGGCGTGTTGTTAAAAACGCTGGAAAGGTCTGATTCTGCTCGATAATACATTTCTAAGAATTTATCTTTAGGCATACTTCGTATCATTTCTTGTAATTTACCGCTCCCCACGTTTGAACGTTCGGACAACTTTTGCAACGATTCAATGAAGTTATTATACATTACCTCTTGTCGCCATTGCCAATATTCAGACTTGGATTGTCGCTCAAGCCTAGATTTTATTCTGTTAAATTCATCTATTGATTTTATCTCTTTTGGCTCAAATGTTTGTTTGTGTAGTAAATCATAGAATGTTGAACCGGGAGTTTCTTTTTTCATCATTGCACGTAGCAAAACAGTATTATCAGGCTGTAATTGCCCTCCTGCGATTATATCTTTGTCTGCTACGTTTTTATAAAACTTCATACGCTCATTTTCGTATTTCTTCAGTAGATCGTTGATGCCTTGAATTTCTTCAGACGGCACAAAGAAAGATGAATCGCCTGTACCTATCTTTTGAAATTTGTGCGATTCTCGTGAAGTGTAGTCTTGTAATTGTCTGATAAACTGTTGGTATTCTTGATCTGTTGCAAAGCTTCGTCCATGTACTGGCCTTTGTATGTCATAACCATATCTCTTTTTTATTCTAGATTGCTTTGAACTAGCACGTTTTCTAAGTTTAGTCAATTCCGCTTGCTGCTGTTTATTTAATTTAAAGTTCTCTGGAATGTTTTTTGTTCTTGATTTTCTGATTTTTGAACTATTAACAGATGATTCTGGTCTGCTTCGTCTACCTTTGGCAGTTGATATAGGTTCACTGGGCTGTTTGATCTTTCGTTTAGCTGGTTTCTTTCTTTTTGGCTTTTTTATTAAATCATCTGGATTAGACATTAACTCACCTCCAATTTCATTCTAAAATCATTTATACTTTCGTATGATTTACCAGTTGTTTTATTTATGATATAGAACCCTCTTTTTTCTATGCTTTCATATAAAATAATAGCAGCAGATAAATGCACGTCACAATAGCCATGAGTCTTAATAAGAATATAATAGCCTAGTTTTTGTTCAAATTCTGGCAATTTTCTGATAAATGATTCCAAATATAATCTCGATGAAAACATGAATTCATAATTTTCTATTGCAGCTTTATATGGCGATTCTTTGATATTTAACGCTATTCCGCCTCGTGTTAAACATGCTCCCATTTGCAACACCTCCTGTGAAAAGTTCCCGGTATGTCAGGCTTCATACCGGGAATCTAAGCTATTTATTCGCTTACTTCAAGGCTTGTGAACTCATAACGGTTTTTGCCTTTCACTCTGCGTGGAATAATTACGATGGGTTCTTCTTCCGAAGGTAGCCACAAATCCATGACAATATTCCTAAGAGAATTATATACTCCGATAGACACGCAAGTATAAGTGGTACCCTTGTCGTCAATCAAGATAATTCTAGGTGCAGGCGTGATTTCTCCGGTTCTCTCATTTTTGGTTTCTACCCAATGCGCCACAAAACCGGTAACAGTGATTTTTTCGTTGATGTGGTCTTGCAATCTTTCATCAGGATTGGCTTTGATCTTATGAAGCCGGAGTTTGGATTCTTTGGAACCATCCGTGTCAAAGGTGCACATAACCATATTGTCGCTATTATGGACAAAAGCGTCTTGCATGGGAATAATGCTTACGGTTCCTACTTCCAACTCGTCCATGGGCAGAACTTCTCCGATTTCCTTATCGATGATTTCTTCGGTCATGATACAATCTCCTTTTATGAATTTTATTCAATCAAGCGCCTGTCTCTTGATCTATCTACAGTATAGCATAGCTGCGCTAAAATGTCAAGTAAAAATTAAAAATTTTTACATGCATTATTTACATTTATCTAGCTTGATTTTTTGCATATATTATAGTATAATAATGGTGTCAGGCAGTGCATATCATGTCCAATAGTATGGTGGGAACTGCACCCATTGAGTTGGGCCTACCATTGGAGACACTTGCAGGGTGTGTACAAATTGGCTATTGCATATGTCTGATTTCTACATCCTTTTCTCAGCCCTCTGTCGTGCGTTAAAATGTCATGGCAGAGGGCACCCAATTTTATAGGTGATATTATGCATACTGATAATTTACATTATAATATAGAACCGCTGCTTACACGAAATGCTTTAATTAACTTTGTGTTAAGTAACCGTGGCCCTGGTAAAACTTTTGCATTTAAAGATTATGCTATCAGCGACTTTTTAAAAACAGGTAAACAATTTATGTATGTGCGAAGATACCAGACTGAGTTAATGAATATTTCTACCTTTTTTAATGATATTGCAAGTTTTTATCCCGAACACTCATTTTTAGTAAGCGGCGGCAAAAAAGGCGGTAAATTCTTAATTGACAAAGAAGTCGCTGGTTACTATGCACCATTAGCTTCTCAGGTTGCTCTAAAGTCTGTCCCTTTTCCGGAAGTCAATAAAATGTGCGTGGATGAATTTATTATTGATAAATCAAATTATCATTACTTACCTAACGAAGTTCATAGCTTTTTTGACTTAGTAGAAACAATAAACCGCTTTAGAGATACTGAAAAATTACACGATCTTCTTAGAGTATTTCTGTTTGCGAATACTATTTCAATGGTTAATCCATATTTTGACTATTTCAAGCTTGCTGTTAATCCTGATAAACGTTTCAACGTATATAAAGAATATAATAATGATATTATCGTTGAAATGTATAAAGGAGATTCATTTACAGAGGCTAAATCTCTTTCTAGAATGGGCAGTATAATGAATAAAACTCCTTACGGCCAATATGCAATTATGGGCCAATTTTATCAGGATAATGACGAGTTCATTCAAAAAAGACCGTCCGATTCTAAATGCATAATTGCAATCAAATACATGGACACAACTGTATACTTTTACATGAAAGGTATGTATATTTATGCTTCTTATGTACCTTACAAAAATGCTCCGTGGAAATTCTCGTTAACAGCCGAAGATCATGAACCAAAATATTACCTTATCAAAAGCGCGAATGCGTGCGGACAAACAAACGTTATCATAGAATTTTTTAAAATGGGACGAATGTACTTTGATAATCAGTCCGTTAAACAACAAGTTTTTAAAATTTTCCAATGTCTTGGATTAAGGAGGAATTAATATGCATCTTGTAAAGTATTACTTGACTGAAAACGACTGCTATAAACAGGGCAAACCGTTGAAACCAGTGGGTATCTGTATGCATACTACCGCAGCCGATAACCCGTACCTCCATCGGTATATTGGGCCTGATGATGGAAAACTGGGGCCAAACGCCTATAACAATCACTGGAACCGCCCGGGCGTGGATAAATGCGCCCACGCCATGATTGGCTGGCTGGATAATCAGCAAATTGCAACATACCAGTGTTTACCTTGGGATATGCGTGGATGGCATTCTGGTTCCGGCAAAAATGGAAATGGCAATGATTACTATATCGGGATAGAAATGTGCGAACATGGAAATAATGAAAGTTATTTCGATGAATTGTTGTCAGAAGCAGTAGGATTGGTTGTATATCTATGCAAAATGTTCGGGTTTACTGGTGATAATATCGTGGATCATGCACAGCTACATAGAATGGGACTGGCTTCTAATCATAGCGATATCAACCCTTATTTTAACAAATTTGATGAATCTATTGAAAGTTTTCGTCAAACTGTCGATTATTACTTGAATATGGAGGATAAAGATATGTTTGCAGTAGTTATTAAAGGCTTTGACAGCAAAGAACGGGCTGAAGAATTGAAAGCTTTGCTTTTGAAAGCAGATGTCGTTGAATATGATGATGAAAAACCCACCCCAAAACCAGAACCCGAACCCCAACCGATTGAATTGAAAGTTGGGGACGCTGTGAAAATGGCTCCTGGATGCAATACATTTATTGATGGACAAACTATGGCCGGATGGGTTACTACTTCTAAGCTGTACATTCGTAAAATGGAACAAAATGGCAATGTTTCGCTTGTATCTACGGAGCCGGTTAAAGACGTATATACCGGAAGAGTATATACAAAAGATCTGGTAAAGTGGTAAAAATAGCGCCCTGTTAATCAGGGCGCTGTCTTTTTTTTTTTTCTTAAAGTTGCCATGCATTCAGCAACTATCCTTTCAAAATCTTTTTCATCAAGAAAAAACTGACTTACGAAGTTGCCTTTATCGTCTGTTACCGTTATGATCTGATCTTTAAAATTTACGTCAATATCGGCATTGTATAAAATTGACATTCGTTTCATTCTTAAAACAAAATCAGTCATTGGCTGCCTCTATTTTACTAAAGACTGTACTCCAATATGATAACTTTTCCCTATGGTTCATCTCGTCTGAAATTATTTCGTCAATATCTTCCCTGAAAGATTCATATTCATTAGGAGACAAAAGATTTCTTGCTGTTACCAGTAGCTTATAATATCCTTCTATCGCGGTACATTCGGCTGCGTTATTTAGCTCTACTTCTGCTGCTACAGTATAAGATTTCATTTATTTCTTTCCTCCTTTGTGCGAAACTATACACACAGAAATTATAGCGAATATAATACAAAATGCTAAAATGTATATTTGCCATACATTTTCTAAAATAATCCTATACAATGTCTGTATCATGCTTATCACCTTGCACCATACGTGTTAATATAATTTCGTTGTTAGCTTTTACTGCATAGTAATACCCGATTTTTTGGTACATATGCATTTTAGCTTTGTAATATTTATATAGTGCATATCCAAATATAGTGACTGATAATGCCACCATGAATGAAACAAATATATATTTCATTTATTTTCCTCCATATAAGACATGGCTAGTTCTCCGTTGACGAATAAAAATGTATATATTTTTCCTGAATTTTTTACGGTCTTAATCCTGTAATAATTGTCTTTATAATCTGACAGTTCAGAACGCAATACTTTCCCTGTTTTGCAAATTTCAGAATATTGCTGAAAACTAATATTTTTCATGATGTTTAAATGGCCTCCTATGAAGATAGGAGGCCATATCCTCCTTATATTATACCTCTGCGAGAGTTGCTCTACTCTCAAAAATATCCTTTTTGTAAGCGTGAAATGTCCCGTTAGGCTCTTCAAGGCATACGTATGTGTCGGACAAGGCTACTAGCTCTAACGGAATATTCACAGTAGTTTCAACTCCATCAAAACTCTTTACTTCTGTGAAACTTTTCATATAGTAAAAACTTCCAATTTTAAGTTCTGGCCTCTCCTTACGCTGACGCACAAAAGCATAATCTTCCGAATTGAGTACAGAGATATCAATGCCGTTTTTGTCCAAAAGAGCCTTTACCGATTCTACGTTCACCGCATCTGGATTGTAAATTTCGTTCGGGATAGGCTTGTGGATTGCATTCCTAAGCGTGTTTGGCTTAATACCGTGCACTTTGGCAAATGCGACAATGTTGATAGTGGCAAATTCCTCGTAAGTCATGTCTTTTCCTTTCTTTGTGCATGATTATGGCTCATGCCGCCAAATTGATAAATTTAGAAAATAAGAATATTTTGTGAGTTATAAATATGCCCATTGTGCAATACAAACAAGTGTTCTATGTTTTTGTATTCTTTTAGCATACCTTCAAAATCCAACATACGCTGCGCATTAATCGGAGTTACGGAATACAGTTGCGATACAATATGACATGTTTTTGCGTCGATTAAGTAACAGATATTGTTTCTTCCTGCGTCGATTTGTACAGTTTTCATGATTAATTCACCTTAATTATAAAAATTAGACGTTCTCTTCCGTTTGTTTTGTGCTGTCGTGATAGTTCTGACAGTAATAGAGGTGTTATATTAGTCGCTGACCGATATACGTCTATCCACCCTAATTTACGGCTCCATCTCCGTATCCAATAATTATTCATAACATACCCTCAGTTCATCGTAATAGTAATTTTCTGGAGTTTTCTCCATATCATCAAATACAAATTGGATATTGCAAAATGCTACCATTTCTTCTAACGTGAGTTTTCCGATAACTACTGCGATGCATTCTTTGCCATTCATTAATTTTGTCATTTCTTCTATCTCCTTTTCTTTATCTTGATTATATTATAGCATTATTTTTATTCTTTGTCTACAGGTATAATCAACAATGATTACATTTAATTATTGTGCAATATAACTGTTGCAATGCTTGCGTAATATCTCGATAATATAATATATATCTAATTGGCTGTATCCGGCATCTTGTAACACTTGCATAATGCTTGATTGGCGTACATAATGCTTTGTTGATATATTGGTTATAGATAGTATATCGCCTAACTGTGCATATTCTTTCATGACTGCCTGCTTGGATTTTGCGACAATATAACTTGTGCATATATTACCGTCATGGCTCCGTATCACCTTGTATAATCTTTCCATTTTAATTACCTCCTGTGATAATTTGTCTACTTGCATAATCTACAATGATTACATTTAATTGTTGTGCAATTTGCGAGAATTGGCATGAATAAGATTGGCCGTAAACCAAATATTACGGGCTGATCTGGATAACTGCTGCCATTGCTTGCATGTGATACGATTTCGAGATTGATGTAATACGTTGCATAACTCTACTAATGCGTTGTTAATCATTTATTCTATCTCCTTTTCTTTATGTTGATTATATTATAGCACATGATTGCCTGTTTGTCTACTTGTATAATATACAATGATTACATTGCTTTATTGTGCAATGTGACTTTTATTGACAACTGTATTTTGTTGTACAAATGTATAGAAATTCAGGCTCAAATTTGTTCAAAATGAATATACAAATGTATGCTAAATGCGGAATTTACTGGAAAATAAATGGTAAATTTATTGTTAAAATGTATAAAAGATGGCGGGCTATTTTGTATACGATGGATGAATCTTTGGGGAAATTCTGCGTTTTTTCTGCGCACTAT